ATGTTCCAGGGCACTATCCCGGGCCCCATGCGTGCCATCGTGCGTGAGACCGCCGGAGGCTGGCCGCGCGGACCGGTCTACGTACCATGTTGCGGGAACTTCACCATCGAACGGTCCCTGGCCGGCATGGGCTTTGCCCTCCACTCCTCGGATGTGTCGATCTACACCACGGCCATTGGCCGGTGGCTCACCCGGCAGCCGGTTGGCGTCCGGCTCCGGGACGAGAGCGCGGAACGGCTTGGCTGGCTATCTGACCACCTGGACGACGGCGTGGGCACGGTCGCCACACTGATGCTCGGCACCCGGTTCCTCGCCAGCGTTGGTCGCGAAGGTCTTTGGCACGAGCGGGTGGTGCGCTCCTATCGGGAGCAGTGGGAGGTCAAGCATGCGGAGACGGTGCAACGGCTGTCCGGCTCGGATGTCGAGCTGGCCTCCTACGAGGTCGAAGACGTCCGCTCGTGGCTCCAGAAGGTGCCCCGCGACGCTCCCGTGTGCTCCTTCCCCCCTTTCTATGGAGGGGGTTACGAGAAGCTGTACGAGCCGCTGAACGAGCACTTCTTCTGGGACGCACCCGAGTACGAGGCACTTTCGGATGCTGATGTGGTGGATGTCCTCGGCGCGATCACCGACCGGCCCTACTGGCTGACCGCCTCCAACCACGACGTGCCGGACCTGCATCCGTACCTGCGCGGCGTCATCAAGGCGACCCCGCGTGCTGCTCCGTTCTACGTTTACGCCAGTGAGGCGCCCACCCGGATTGTCTCGCCGCGCCAGCCCGTCGAGCCGGTCAAGGCGCCCCGGCTGCGCCGAGGTGACGAACTGGTCGGACCGATCAAGCTGGCGATGCTCAAGCCCGGCCAGTTCAACGCGCTGCGTTCCCGGTACCTGAACCCGCGCATCGCACCAGGAGCAGCGAACCTCGCGGTCGCGGTCAAGGACGGGGCCGGGCGCATCCTGGGCGTGTTCGCGCTGGCCCCCAGCAGCTACACGCCGGATGAGGCATACCTGCTCAGCGACTTCGCGGTGGCGCCGACGGATTACCCGCGCCTGTCCAAGCTGATCGTGCTCGCGGCGACCAGCACCGAGGCGCAGCTTCTGTGCCAGCGGGCGTTCTCGCGACGTATCCGGGCGGTGTCCACGACGGCGTTCAGTAACAACCCGGTGTCCATGAAGTACCGCGGGTTGCTGCGGCTGACCAAGCGTGGTCCGTCGAACGAGGACGGCTGGAAGTTCCAGCTCCAGTATCAGGGGGCGATGGGTGAGCACTCGCTTGCCGAGGCCCTGGAGAAGTGGGCGAAGCGGTGGGGCGCCCGGACGACGCAGACGGAGGTCTGATTATGGAGGAGACGACGCCGCTTGCCCCGCCGCAGATGGTGCAGGGCGATCCGCGCACGCTGACACTGCTGGATCTGAACGCGCGGTTCCTGCCGCACGAGCAGTTCCGGCAGCTCGTTGTGAACATCCAGCGCGATGGGTGCCTGACTTCGACGCCTCTGGTGTGGAATGACGTGGACAGCGGGCGCCTCATCGTGCTGTCGGGCAACCATCGCACGCTCGCTGCGATTGAGGCCGGCCTGGAGGAGATCTGGTGGATGCAGATAGACGAGCCGCTGCCCCGCCAGCGGCAGATTGCGCTCCAGCTCTCGCACAACGCGATTGCGGGCCAGGACGACCCGGCCATCCTCAAGGAGCTGTACGAGGAGCTGGAGTCGGTCGAGTGGCGGCAGTACACGGGCCTGAACGACAAGACGCTGGATCTGCTGGAGAAGGTCGATGTGGCCAGCCTCGGGGAGGCGAACCTCGACTTCGCCTCCGTGCAGCTGATGTTCCTGCCAGACGAGCTGGAGCGTGCCGAGGCGGCCTTCGACGCGGCTCGGGTGACGGGCGCCGCTGATCAGCGGTGGGTGGCTGGGCTGGAGCAGTACGAGCCCGTGCTGGACGCGCTGGAGACCTCCCGCGCGGCGTACAAGGTCGGCAACAGCGCGACCGCGTTCGGCGTGATCCTCGCGGTGTTCGAGCGGCACGTGGGTGAGCTGGCGGAGGGATGGTTCGACGCGGCCTCGGGCGGGGCGCACCGGGGCGGAACGGCGCCGCTGGAGACGGTGTTCGGCGTGCGGGAGGTGCCGGTGGAGACGGCGGCCGCGGTCCGGGCCGCGATCGACCGGCTGGTGCGTGAGGGCAGCGTGCCGGAGAACGAACCGTGGCGGGCGCTGGAAGTCCTTGCCGCACGGGAGCACTAGAGACGGCCGCTGGCGAGGAGGTGAGCGGTGGCTGAGAGCCCCGTGGAGCCCTGGGAGAGGCAGAGCGGGGAGTCGACCCAGGCGTTCGAGGCGTTCGCGGCCTACCGCGATCTGGGAGCGGCACGGAGTGTAGCGAAGGTTGCGGGAGAGTTGGGTAAAAGCCGCACGCTGCTCTTTCGCTGGTCACGGCAGTACGCCTGGGTGATGCGGGCGACGGCGTACGACCGCGAGCAGGACCGGGTGTTCCTGGCAGAGCAGCGGCAGGCACGACGTGACGTCGCCCGTCGGCACGCCAAGATCGCGCAGGCGGTGCTGGGAAAGGCGGTGGCGCGGCTCCAGGCTCTCGACCCGCGCGAGCTGTCCGTGTCCGAACTGCTGCGCTACTTCCAGGTGGCCGCCGAGATCGAGCGGCGGGCGATCGGCGAGGAACCGGCCGGAGCTGGCGCGAGCGTGGGCGAACAGGGCACGGATATTGCTGCCTTGACGGATGAGGAGCGTCGGGCCCGGATGGACCAGCTGCGGCGGGAGCTGGAGCGTCGGCTGTCAGAGGGCACGCAGTGAGCCGGGGCCGGGCCAAGCGGCAGATGATCGCCGACCTCGCGGACCCCGGGGTCATGAGCTTGGAGCAGTTGAAGGCTGAGGTGGCCGGGCTGGTTCGGGCCGATGAGCTCTCGGCGCGTCGTTGGGCGTGCGAGGTGCCGGACTGCGATGGGCTGCCGCACGACGGGTGGCTGCACCACCACGCTCGCGCGGCACAGCGTCAGCCCCTGTGGTTGTGGACGGTGTGGATGCTCCTCACCGGCCGTGGTTGGGGCAAGAGCCGGACGGCCGCCGAGTTGGTCCGGGAGTGGGCGAAGACGCCGGGGTTGCAGATTGCGGTGGTGGCGAAGAATGCGACGCTGGTGCGGGATATCTGCTTCGACTCGCCGAAGTCAGGGCTGCTGTCGGTGTTTCCGCCGGAGGAGGTGGCGAAGTACAACTCATCGCTGGGTGAGACGACGCTGCGGTTGAAGAACGGCACGCTGATCCGGGGGTTCGGCGCTGAGACGCCGGACAACTTGCGTGGTTGGGCGTTCGATAAGGCGTGGGCGGATGAGTACGCGGCTTGGTCGCGGCACACCGCGCAAGAGGTGTACGACATGCTGTGGTTCTGCCTGCGTGAGGCGGAGTTGCCGCAGGTGGTGATCTCCACGACGCCGAAGCCGCTGCCACATGTGAAGCGTCTCGTGGAGCGTGGCCGGGCCCAGGAGAAGAAGCTCCAGGAGGGTGGGGAGCCGCCGCGGGCGGTGCTCACGCGGGGGCACATGCGGGAGAACGATGCGAACCTGTCGCCCGCGGCTCGGGAAGAGCTGGAGGAGGAGTACGCCGGCACCCGGCTGGGCCGTCAGGAGCTGTCGGGTGAGCTGCTAGAGGACGTCGAGGGTGCTCTGTGGAAGGGCTGGATGCTGGAGGTCGAGGGGTTCCGGCCTTGGCCCGAGCACCTGCCTGACCTTCAGCGCCTGGTGGTGGCCGTGGACCCGGCGACCAAGAGCCACGAGGACGCGGACATGACGGCGTTCACCGTGGCGGGGCGCGGCTGGCCGGTGGAGACGATGTTCGGGGATGACCGGCCCCGCGGGTATCTGCTGCACTGTGAGCAGGACCGGTTCACACCGACGGCGGCGATGAAGCGAGCTGCGGCCTTGTACCACGAGCATCGCGCGGACTGCGTGGTGATTGAGGCGAACAACGGCGGTGACTACTTGCCCGCTCTGTTGGAGCAGGTCGACCCGACGGTGAACTGGCGAATCGTTCACGCTACCCGTGGAAAGCGGGCGCGGGCGGCTCCGGCAGCGCAGCTGTACGAGCAGGCGCGTGTGCATCACGTGGGCACGGCGCGGGTGTTCGCTGAGCTGGAGGAGCAGATGACGACGTTTGTCGGACAGGGGGAGACCGAGGACTCACCGGACTTGTTGGACTCGGCGGTGTGGGCGCTGTGGGATCTTTTTCTAGATCCGACGATGCCGCCTCCGCGGACCGGGGATGACCGGCGGTTGACGGGGCGGCGATGAAGGGCGGCGACGAGGTTGCTGCTCTCGGTGCGGTAAGGATACTCCAGCCGTAGATCGTGATCTTCATGCCTGCGCAGCTTGTCGTCGGTAGTGGCTGGCCTGAGATCGGGCCTGGTGGCGGCGTCGCCAGTGGGACCAGCTGAGCCGGTGGGGTGTGTCGTGGACGGGTCGGATGACGACAGTGATGAACAGGCGCTGGATTTCGTTGCAGGTGAGCGGTACGAGGGCGTCTGGTGCGGGGTGGCGGGCATGTTCGTCGGCGTGGACGACTGCGAGGAAGGCGTGGGCGAGCATGGCGAGGGTGACCCAGCGGGACCAGGACGCGTAGCGGCGGACCTGGTGCTCGTCCAGTCCGGCCAGACCCTTGCCGGACTGGAACGTCTCTTCCACTCGCCATCTTGATCCAGCGACTCGTACCAGCGTGGCCAGCGGCACTGGCGCGGGTGAGTAGCAGCGGTAGTAGGCGAGTTCTTCGGTGGTGCGGTTGCGGCGGATCAGCAGCTGGCGGCTGCCTGTGGCGGGGTCGGGCAGGTCGATGGCGGCCCAGTCGTAGAAGCGGTGCCCCTTCGCCCCCGCTCCTGCGGACAGCTTCTGCCAGGCTCGCTTGGGCAGCTTCTTGACCAGGGTGTCCGCGCGGAACTTTCCGGCTCTGGTGGTGACTTCATGGGAGCAGGCCACGGCCAGCACGTAGCCGGTGCCGCGCTCCTCCAGCGCGGCACGCAGTGTCGGGTTGTCGCCGTAGACCTCGTCCCCCGCGACCCACGACGCGTGGTGGCCGGCGCCAAGGAACCGGGTGATCATGCGGGTGGCCAGGTCCGGTTTGGTCGCGAACCCGGCTTCCTCGCCCAGCCCGGCGGCCCGGCAGCGATCGGGGTCGGTCGTCCAGGAGCGCGGGACGTACAGTTCTCGGTCCACCGCCGCATGCCCGCGCCGACCGGCGTAGACCAGGTAGACCGCGACCTGGGCATTCTCAATCCTGCCCGCGGTACCGGTGTATTGCCGCTGGACGCCGACCGTGCACGTGCCCTTCTTCACGTCCCCGGTCTCGTCGACCACCAGCACCGCCTGGTCGTCGCGTAGGTGCTCCACCACGTACTCGCGCACGTCGTCGCGCACCTGGTCGGCGTCCCACTTGGCACGGCCCAGCAAGTGCTGCATGCCGTCCGGGGTGGTCTCTCCGGCCCACTCGGCGATGGTCCAGCAGTTCTTGCGCGGCAGGTCCGAGAGCAGCCCGAGCGCCAACTGCCGTACATGACGCCGGGGTTTGACCCGCGCGAACCGTCCCGATATCCGGTCCATCAGGCCCTCGAATGCCTCCTGCCAGCGGGCAGGGTCTACGCCGTGACCCGCGGCCACCGCATGATCGTTTGTCTTCACACACCGATGATCAACGGTGGCCGCACCCTTGCCCGAACAGGCCCCCGACCAGCAAGATCACAATCTATCGCTGAGGCTCGGCCGCCATTCCGCTTCGAGGATGCTGAACATCTCGGAGTCCCGCCAGCCGTCCCGGATCAACGCGGTGTGCCGATGCCGCCCCTCGTACGTCATGCCGAGCTTGCCCAGCAACCGAGACGACGCGAGATTGCGGGGGTCACAGGTCGCGTAGATCCGGTGGAGTCCCAATTCCCCGAACCCGCGCGACAGAAGCTCTTGTCCGATCGCCGTGCCCACGCCACGCCCCCAGGCCCTCGGGTGCACGATGTAGGCGATTTCGCCCTGACGATGACGACGGCTACGAATGTGCAGCTCACCCATGCCGACGAGTTCGTCCTCGAAGCGAGCAATGTAGACGAATCTCTGCTGATGGGCCTGCGACCAGGCTTCGACGGCGGTTTGCACGAACGCGCGCGTCTGGTCCTCGGTGTTCGGCCCCCAAGGCTGGTAGCGACAAGCCTCCTCAAGGCTGGCCCAGGAGTGCACTGCTTGCCAGTCGTTGAGCGCGAGCTTGCACAAAGTCACCATGGATTGGCTCACAAGCGGATCTTGCCAGATCTCGTATGGGGGCACGAGCCCGGACTTCGGTAGCCCGCCACCGCCGTCAGGCCGAGCCCCACAGACCAGCGTCACCTTGCGCCAAGTCACGATCTACGGCTGGAGTAAGGACTGGGCAGTTTCGGCGCGGGCGATATCGGCACCCCGGACCCCTTTAACGCTTCTTCCTTAAATGGAGTTCGCATCACCAAAGGAGATACTCCTCTTTGAAATTTCTTGAATTAATTCCCCCAATCTCTTCCAATTCAGATTCCTGCCCTTTAGGATTAAAGTAAGAAAACGGGAGAAATTCAAAAACTCCCCGTTTTTAAAATTGTCAACAGAATAGGGGGATCCTCAAATGGAATTCTTCTCGGCGCTTCAGCTCATCGATGTGCTTAAAGAGATCATCGAGCAAGGGGAAAAGGAACATGAGCGTGAGGGTCGCCGAGTCGTCTGCCTGGACTACGACGTGCGACTCGCGGTCCCGGCGGCGGCTGGGTTCTCCCGGGAGCAGTCGCTGGTAGTCCTCAAGGGGTCGGAAGGGATCTGGATCACCGCGTTCAACGCGGATGGTGATCTGCCCGACGAAGTAGCGGCTGACCTGGGGCTCATGGGCAACGAGCTCATCGATTCGTCTGAGGCCGAAGGCGACGTGCGAGGGTTCTGAGGGACAGGGCGGGTTCCGTCGCGATCGTGCGGCGGGGCCCGCTTTCCTTCTGCTGGGCACCTTGCTCTCGTTAGAGTTGTCAAGGGCGCGGGGCTGACTGCCTGGAGGGCACAGTGGGCCTGCGCCAGTTCGTGATCGATGCGTGGTCGTGGCTGAACTACAAGCCGGTGATGGCCGAGGCCGGGGCGCCGGGGAACCGGACATTCCCGGAGCTGACAGCCACGTGGTTGCCGCCGGAGGAGCTGCGGCGGCTGGCTGCGTACAAGGTGCTGTCGGCGTACGACAACAACCAGGCCGGTCAGCTCGCTGCGGCCTCGGGCGATGAGACGGGGATCGAGCGGCGGGAGCTGGGGGACGCCGCGAAGCTCGTGGACGCCGCGCTCGGGTACTTGCTCGGCTCGGAGCAGAAGATCGCGGTGGAGGGCGCAGAGCACGCCGAGGGGGAAGTGCCGAAGCCCGGGGCGACGGAGGCTGCCGCGTTGCAGGAGCGACTGCGGACCTGGGCCGATAAGGAGCTGCTGACGCTGCGTATCCAGCAGGCTGAGCGGGCAGCGGTGTTGCTGGGCGACAGCGTGTACGTGCTGGCGTGGAACCCGGAGAAGCAGCGGCCAACGCTGAGGGTGTACGACCCGGGCTTCTACTTCCCGCAGTGGGAGGATGAGGACGCCGACTTCCCCTCACGGGTGCACTTGGCATGGGAGTTGCCCGAGGACCGCGAGGCGGGGCTGAAGGCTCGGGTGCGGCGGGTGACGTACGAGCTGGGCCCTGTTTCCGAAGAGGACGAAAGCCTGGTGCGTCAGTACCCGTGGGGCCCCGGACGTCCGTCGAGGATGACGTGCTACCTGACGGACGCGGAGTGGCTGCTGGAGGACATTAATCGGGGGCAGACGCTGGACCGGCTGCCGATGGACAAGGCCGCCTTCCGGGTGCGGCCGGATGGTACGGAGCTGCACCGGCTGGACCTGTTCATCGACTTTGTGCCTGTCATACACATCACGAACACGATCCCCGACGGCGGAGAGCACTGGGGCCGCTCCGCTATCGCGCGGGTGCTTCAGGGCCTGGATGAGCTCGCGGCCACCGACTCGGATGCCTCTGCGGCGTCGGCAACGACGGGTACGCCGATCATCGGGCTGGCCGGGGCGCGGCTGCCGGTGGACCGGACGACGGGCAAGCCGGAGAAGCTGACGGTTCAGGCCGGCGCGGTCTGGCAGCTCGGCGAGACGGGGCGGATGGACGCGCTGGACACGTCGCCACAGTTGGCGGAGCTGAGGTCCCGGGTGGAACATCTGCTGGACCGGATCGCGGCCAACAGCCGGGTCACGGCCGCCGGGTTGGGAACACTGGACGCCTCGGAGGTGCCCTCAGGGTACGCACTGAAGCTGGCGCTGGGGCCACTGGATGCGCTGGTGGGCATGATGCGGCTGGCCCGGGAGTACAAGTACAGGCTGATGTTCAAGATGGTGCAGCGGCTGTACCAGGCGGGCCGGGCCGAGGGTTGGACGGGCGGCGACTCGCTCCCGGCGCGGCTGTCGTGGGCGCCGCATACACCGACCGACCGGGCTGCGGTGCTTGAGGAGGTCGTTCAGGCGTACGGCGCCGGGGTCATCTCGCTGGAGACAGCGGTGGCGATGCTGGTTGACGCGGGCTACCCGATCAAGGACGTGGCGGAGGAAGTGGAACGCATCCGCGCGAAAGCGCAGGAGGAGGCGGCAGCGCGGATGGCGGAGGCAGCTGCTCGCCGTGGGGACGCGGATGGAGAGCCGGAGGACGAGGATGAGCCGGTAGGGAGTGACGCTGGCCGGGATGGAGAACCGTCGAAGGGCGGCAGCGGGCTTGGGAAATTCGGGTTCGCGTCTGCCAGCGGACGGCAGTAGTGGGGCGGGACGCTAAGCACAGTGCTGTCGGCGGCCGTGGCTACACTGATCAGCAGCGCGGGGGCGCGCACCTGGAGGAGTTGTATGGTCCGGCCCCTGCCGCCTCGCCACCCTGTCGGCTACCGCCGTGACGGGCGGCCCATTCTGCCGATTCTCGGGGCCTCGTCTGAGGATGAGACGAACGAGCGCCTGGACGACGCCGAGGACGACGGCCAGGAGCAGCAAGTCACCGTCACCCAGGACCGCTTGGGCAAGATGCTCACCCGAGAGAAGGCTCAGGGGGAACGTGCTGCGATCAAGCGGCTGCTCTCGACGCTGGGGTTCGATACCCCGAAAGCACTGACGGAGTTCGTCACCGCGCAGCGGGAGGCCGAGCAGGCTGCGCTGTCCGAGGTCGAGCGCCGGGAACAGGCGGCGGCTGAGCGGGAGTTGCAGGCAGCACGCCGTGAGGAGCTGGCCGCCGAGCGGGAGCGAGAGGCCATCCGCCGGGCTGCGCTGGTGGCGCTGGGCGCGGAAGGCGAGGACCTCGCCGACGCTGAGCGGCTGCTGGCCGTCGATGACGAGGACGCCGACGAGGCACAAATTCAGGCGGCGGCCGAGGCTCTGCGTTCCCGGCGGCCGGAGCTGTTCGGCGAAGTGCGCAGCCAGGTGCCTGCGGCCCCCGCCGGTGCTCCGGCCGGACGGGGACCATCACGGACAACGTCCCCGCAGAAGCCGGGCGCGGCCGGGCTGGAGATGGCTCGGCGCCGCGGCCTGATACCGGAGTTCAGCGATGCCAGGAGCTGACCGGTAGCGCGTACAAGGGGACCACGCCCCTTCTCCCCGTGGACGGCACCGCCTTGGAGGGCGGTGTGCGGAAGCTGACCGCATCGTCCATGGAGACAGAGCATGTCCATTCAGCCTGTTGAGTCCTCGCAGTACCTGACCGCCAACCGGGAGTGGCTGGCGTCGCTGCACGGCACCGACCAGACCGACACGATCACCCTCGACCTGCCGCTGTTCACCGAAGGGGTGCACTACGAGTGCGGGGATGGCTGCGACCCGTACGGCCGGGTCTTCTCGGGTGTGCCGGTCGGCAAGGTCACCGAGTCGGGCCTGTACGGGCCGTACGATCCGGAGGCGCACTGCGGGCGTCAGGTGCTGCGTGGCTTCGTGATCGCGGAGGCGCCGTTCGCGCCGGGGCAGACGCGGGTTCCGGCCGCGCTGCTGTGGCACGGGGCGGTCAAGGCGTCCAAGGTGCCCGGCGGTATCGACCTGTCGCAGCTGACGTGGCACCCGCGGGCCGCGCTGATCCGGTTCGTGTGATCGGGGCCTGACCTGTGTCGATTCAGGACCTGTTGAAAGACGTGGGCGCTGTCGATCTGACGGCGTTCGCGCGGGCGATCCCTTCTCCGAAGGACTTCCTCCTCACGCAGAAGATCTTCCCGACGCTGGTGCTGCGGGAGGTCAAGTGGCGGGTGAAGGACTCTGGCCGGTACGTGAACGTGGCGAAGTACCGGGCGTTCAACGCGAGCGTGCCGTTCGCCACCCGTGAGGCGTGGCAGACCTCCCGTGAGGGGGCCCTGCCCGCGCTGGGGCAGAAGCTGATGGTCTCCGAGCAGGAACAGATCCTCCTGGAAGCCTCGCACGGCTCGGACCAGGACCGGCTGATCGAGCTGCTGTATGACGATGTCGAGCGGCACGTGGAGGCGATCCAGTCACGCCTGGAGATGGCTGCTGGCGACGTGCTGGCCGACGGGAAGTTCTTGCTGGTGCAGGAGAACGGCCTGACGCTGGAGGTCGACTGGAACGTCCCCGCGGCGAACATGCCTGTCGCGCAACGACCGTGGTGGGACCCGGCATCGGACCCGATCGCCGATGAGTTCCGGTGGATCCAGCACCTGGACGACGTCGGCGCGCCGGAACCGGAACTGGTGGTCACCAGCCGAAAGGCGTTCTCCTATCTGGCGGCGAACAACGCCTACCGGGCGGCGTACTACGGCAGCGTGAACCCGTCGACGACGCCGACGGCGACACTCACTCCGCAGCAGATCAACGTGGTGCGCGGCAACTATTCGCTGCCGCCGATCACGTTCTACAAGGCGCAGGTGCGGGTGGATGGCAAGCCACGCAAGGTGCTGCCGGAAGACCTGTGGTGCCTGATACCGCCGGACCGGGAGAAGTGGGCGCAGACGCAGATCGGTGTGACGGCTGAGGCGCTGGTGCTCTCGCGGGGCACGAACCCGGAGATCATCCGCGAGGATGCGCCGGGCATCATCATCACCCGTGGGGTCCAGGATGATCCGGTGCAGATCTATACGAAGGGTGCGGCGGTCGGCATGCCGGTCATGCACACTCCGGATGCGCATATCGTGGCGAAGGTCCTGTGATGCCAGTGCCTCGACTAAAAGCCGCCGTGTACGTACAGGACCCGGCCACCCGGGAGGAGCTGATCCTCCTGCCTGGCGAGGAGCCCGAACCGCGCCTCGCCGCCCTGGTGACGAACCCCGATGCCTGGGAGGTTCCGCCCGGGGACCGCGGGCCGGAACCGATCGCGGTCGGCGAGCCGGACCCGACCGCCGAGAAGACGGTCGACCCGGGGCCGGCGGAGGCCGGCGGGGGCAACGCGAAGAAGCCCCCGCCGCGCCGCTCGCGGTCCGCTTCGGTGTCACCGTGACGTACGGCCCGCCACTGGGCCCGCCTCGGTGGCGGGCCGCTCCCATACAAGAGGAAGGGCAGGCAGGTGGATGAGTTCCAGCGGTCGTGGCTGCTGGCGCAGCTCGGACCGGACACGGACTCAGCCGACCTGGAGCGCCGGTTCTTCCGGCTACGGTCGGCTCGTGCGGTGGCGCTAGAGGTGCTGGGGGAGAGGCGAGCGAAGCTGCTCGGTGACCCGCTGAAGGTCACCGTCGACGGCGTCGTGACCATGGACTTGCAGGAGAATCTGCGCGGCATCGAGCGACAGATCGACGCTATATGTCAGACCTCGGCCCCCGACGACCCCGAGGATGGGGACGGGGAGGGGAACACTCTGGCGACGTCATTCATGGTTCCATCGCGTCGTTACCGGTAG